ATGTAGCGAAGGCCATATTTTATTTGCAGGGAAGCAACAGGGGTTTTTTCTACTTTGTAGTTACCCCATGTTGAAGGCATAAATTGTGCAATACCGTAGGCACCAGAAGACTTATTTTTAGCCTTAGGGTTAAAATGACTTTCATGTTGCCAGATATTGCGTAAACAGGTCCACTCTTTCATAGACCAGTCTTTTGTATATACAGTTAAAAATGCTAGCGCTTCAGCGTCAAAGTATTTGACGTTGTCACTTGCCAAGGCTTTCTTAGCTTCCGACTTGGTAGTCGTTACCTTTAGATAGGTGAGCGATACAGTAACGGGCTTCTCTTGAATAACCGTTGGTTTAACCGTGACCGCGTAAGCTGGTGCAACTAAGTGGCTAGCAAAAATCATTCCAGCCATAAGCGCTGCTCCAAACTTCTTCAAATCAATAGATAAATTGATTCTGATATTAAGCATTTGATTGCTCCTCTCAGTACAAAAGAGACCATCACTGGCCTCTTCCATACTCAACGGTAGCATAGGCGTTACGAAGTAAGTCAAGCGCAAATAAGATTTTTAATAGGATTTTTTTTACAAAATGTGCAAAACTAGCGTATTACATCGTTTTAGTGATACATATACGGATAACTATTCTTTAATTTGACACTTGAGAGAATAGGTTATACGCATGTCATTAGCAGACTGGGCAACAACGTTAGCGGGATTTACAGCAACCGCAGCATTTCTTGGAGCTATAGGAACGTGGGCAATGCGCACATGGATGAAGGGCTTTCTTGTTGAGCTTAAACCCAATGGCGGCTCATCAATTCATGACAAAGTTAATTTAGAAGTTATCCCTATGCTTAAAGAAATGCGCCTATCTCAACTTGAAATTGGTGAAAAAGTTGCAAAACTTGAGGGTCGTTTTGAGCAACACGTTGAAGAAGGCGACTAATCTGTAGTATGCTCTAAGTCACTCATCCCGAGTGGACAAAGGAGAACCATGGATACAAAAGTACTACAGTCAATCTTGGGCACATATCTTCGTGCCTCAGCTGCTTCAGTAGCGGCTCTTTACATGAGCGGTATTTCGGACCCAAAGACATTGCTTAATGCATTCATTGCGGGTCTTGTCGGACCTCTCGCCAAGGCAGTTAACCCAAAGGACAAGTCCTACGGTATTAAGTAATAACTTTATAGATTTAGGGCGGGGTAACTCCCGCCCTAAGTCGTTTTTACTGTAAGATATAAACAAAGGAGCACAAATGATTACATGCGTAAACTGCGATAACAAAGCCATCTACACCGTAACTAACCCAGGTACAAACGACCTTGATTACTGCACTAGGTGTTTACCTGCCCGTTTACTTACCTACGCAACAGCTGGTAACTATCCGCTTCGCAAGGTTGAAAAAGAAGTTAAGAAAACCGAAGTTAAAGAAGAAGCTTAATGAAGGTTGAAAGGATTGCTGCTGTCCAAGCGCACCCAGTCCCCTCACACGCCATGCAACCACGCGGCCCGTTTCCCCCTGAGCTTTTTAGAGAGTCCCCAATAATCTCTGATTACGAATCTGCTTATGATGAGGGCGGGGACAATTTTGAAAAAGGCGCTACGGTGCAAAATAATTTTAAACCTGCTAAATTTCTTCGTTGTGGGGAGTGCTTAGCTAGGGTAAAAGAAACTGAAACCGAAACCCACGTCTGCGAGTAATCATGGCAAAACGACCAAAGCTACCTTCTGCTGAAGAACTTTTTGGAGACCGAGACGGTTTACGCCAAGCCAGCGTTGATAGGTACTGGAAAGCTTTAGGTCTTCCATCTAATCAAGAAGAAGCTGCTGAGCAAGCAGAAAAAGCTAAAGAGTGGGAATTGATGAACCCACAGTTTACGGTTCAAACAGCGCCACAGTCTTCGGACAAAAGCCGTAACAGAGCTAAGAAACTTGCCTATAGTGCCAAGTTACAAACACTTGTTATTAAAATGCGTGACAACTCTTGGATTGGCTATGACGACATAGACGAAAGTACTTGGCAATCTTTAAGAACGGCTCAGTCTACAAATGATTGGATTAAAGAAAACAGCTTAGGGGCAGGTGGTAATTGGTACCACTTCAACCCAGAGGACTTTCCTCCATCAACTAGGGTATTGTTTAACTCCTAACTATGAAATCACTTGGACCACTATACGGCGGAAAATTGAGATACTGGCATAAGAAAGCTTTGCCTGTGCTTGAAATAGGTACAACACAGGAAACAGAAATGCCTTATCGCCTTGGCAAATGTTTGGTTGTTAGAGTACCCTTTACCCATCCTGGTTATTACTTTGGCGTGTTTTACCACAGCCCCGTTATTAACCATGATGATGACGTCAAGATAGACGAGATACTACAAAACGCAATGCGGGGTCGAACTGCTTGGACTCCTCAGGATGGGGACTATGAAGATTTTTTCAAAGAGTGAAAAGTGGGAAAAACCCTTTTCCGAAAAAGTGTATAAACGCGTTAAAAAAATTCCCACAGCAGATTTGTCTTTATGGGCAGAGCAAGCCATCAGCGAGTTAGGAAGAACGCTATCCACATTTGAAAAGTCTCGCAGCGAGGAAATGTTAAGAGAGGCTTTACTTGGTGCCGAAGCGGTTCATGCCGTAATTGATGAGCTTTTTAATAGAACGACACGCTTGTAACTAATTGTATATTTGTCGACATTAGCAGTATAGTTATCCCGCCGCGTGTTTCTACTCTCCCGTGTCGTGGCTTACGAGGACCTGGGTTTAAAACACCCAGGTTTTCGACTTTCTATACACTGTAAGTAACAGCTACTGAATCGGACAAAATGAGCGAACAAGATTTTATCGACGAGGAAGAGTTCCTTGACGACGAAGACGAGGATGCCCTTCCCCAAGAAGAGGAAGAGGAGCTAGACGAGCTCTCTAAAGCCTTCGTTAAAAAACTTGTGGACCGCTGCATTGAGTTTCAAACAGCTCTTGTTGGACACGAACTTCACCCATATCAAATGCCTTTGGCGCGACGGATTATTGAATCCGTAATTATTAACGACGGTGAAGAAGTAACTGCTCTTGCAGCACGCCAGTCAGGTAAGTCTGAAACTATTGCTAACACCGTAGTAACTCTTATGGTGCTTCTTCCCCGCCTAGCTAAGATGTATCCAGATTTACTTGGACGCTATAAGGGTGGAATCTGGGTAGGTATGTTTGCCCCAGTTGAAGGTCAGGTAGAAACTCTTTTTGGTAGAGCAGTTAACAGACTTACATCAGAGCGTGCGCTTGAAATATTAGGCGACCCAGAGATTGATGATTCCTTAAATAAAGTAGCTGGTGTTACCCGCCAAATTAAATTAAAAAACTCTGGCTCAACGCTTTCAATGATGACCGCTAACCCACGCGCAAAGATTGAATCTAAATCTTTCCATCTTATTGTTATTGATGAGTGTCAAGAAGCAGATGACTTTGTAGTATCTAAATCAATTTCTCCTATGCTTGCGTATTACTCAGGAACCATGGTTAAAACTGGAACACCAACTACGCACAAGAACAACTTCTATCGTTCAATACAATTGAATAAGCGTCGTCAGACGAACACGCGAGCAAGGCAAAATCATTTTGAGTGGGACTGGCGAGATGTAGCTAAGTGTAACCCCAACTACAGTAAGTTTATTAAAAAAGAAATGTTGCGTATTGGAGAAGACTCTGATGAGTTTCAGATGTCTTACTGTAATAAGTGGATGTTGGAACGAGGAATGTTTGTTACATCTAATGTTATGGATGAACTAGGTGATACATCTCAAGAGATAGTTAAGGCTTGGCACCGCTCACCAGTTGTAGTTGGTATTGACCCTGCCCGTAAACTGGACTCTACAGTAGTTACAGTTGTTTGGGTTGACTGGGATAGACCAGATGAGTTTGGTTACTTTGACCACCGTATTCTTAATTGGCTTGAAATCCAAGGAGATGATTGGGAAGACCAATACTTTCAAATTATTAACTTCTTATCTAACTACGACGTGCTTGCCGTTGGTGTAGATGCAAATGGTGTTGGTGATGCCGTTGCTCAACGTTTAAAGCTTTTACTACCAAGAGCTGAGGTTCACGCTTTAGGAAGTAGTCAGCCAGAGCAATCAAAACGTTGGAAACATTTAAAGGCTTTAATTGACAGACGCCTTATTGGATGGCCAGCTCATGCCAAAACTCGTAGGTTACGTACTTGGAAGCGCTTCTATCAACAAATGACTGACCTAGAGACTAAGTTTACTGGTCCCAATTTTCTTGCAAAAGCTCCCGATGAAGCCCATGCACATGATGATTTTGCAGACTCTTTAGCCATCGCTATCAGCCTTACTGCCGATTTAACCTTGCCGCAAGTAGAAGTTAGCCACAACCTATTTTTTACAAGATAGTTACGTTTAGCGAGATTTGAAGCTCTTTCTGGAGCACACTATTACTGAGGTCCTCAAACCAATTAGGAGTAAAAACAATGGCAATTGCCCCAACACCAAAGTTCCCAGAAGTACCTGGCACAGTTTACGACCGTAAATTTTCCCCAGCTACACCTGGACAACGTGGCCCACTTCGTTTCGAAGAAGGTCTTGCAACAGATACAGATATTCCAGCGGAATTTACAAACGGAGCTTCACAGGGTTACAAGCCTGCAGCTGGCCGTCCAAACCGCAATGCAGCAGTTCACACAAAGACAGCTGAAGAAACAATGCGTGAGCGTGCTCACGTAGGTTCTGCTTCATGGGTAGAAGCACCAAATACTCTTTCAGAGTTTTCAACTGGTGGATTTGCTGACCACGGCGCAAATACTTTTGAAGAAGTATTCCGCAATGGCGCTCACCAGCAGCGTTTAAACCCAGCAGTAGTAAACGACTAATTAAATAAGTTTCTCGTCCCCCCGTCCAGCGCATAGACAGCTGCGGGGGGCGAGAGCCTATTAAAGGATGACAAATGGCGTTAATTAGAGGTCGTGAAGTAAAGGAAACCCCACAACAGGTTCCTGCCAATCCAAAACTTTGGAACATGGTTAAGGCACAATCTAAAACGCGTTTTTCCAAAAACTCCCCTGCATCTGCTCACTGGATTCATGCCAAGTACCAGCAGATGGGTGGAAGGTTTGTTGATTCAAAGAAAGAGGTAGACCCGCGACTACGCGACTACACTCAAGAAGCTATTGACAAAAAAGAAGAAGACCAAAAAAAGAAAATTAAAAAGGACGTAACAAAGACACTGCCAAAACGCCGATAGTTTTCTATTTATTGTTTTATCGACATTAGTGCTATTGTTACCCACACAGGTATCGTGGAGAGGATTTAAGTGAGTTCAATTGACTTTTCGCCTCCCTCATATAGGGCCGCGTCGAGCGACCTTACAATCTCTATTTCTCCACTCGGACTTGTAGAACTTGCTGATGAAGAGTTTGAAGTACACGGTCCCCGTCTAAATCGTTAC